ATGAGCCGCGCATCATGGGGAAAAGTCCGCAAGCTACCATCAGGAAATTTTCAAGCATCGTATATTGCAGAGGGTGGAAGGCGAGTAAACGCGCCAGCAACTTTCACAACCAAAAGGGCCGCGCGGGCCTGGCTCGCCACCCAGCAAGCGCGCATAAGCGCGGAAGAAAACGGGATGGCACCAAAACAGGCTGAAAAGCCGCCCCTACCCGATAAGACTTTGCAGCAAGCCTACAATTTATATTTTGATGCCTGCGAGCGGCGTGGGCTGTCCCCAGGGACCCTGCGCTCCTATCGGAGCCACTGGAACGCGCATATAGCCCCTGCGCTAGGGAAAATGCAGCTACAGGCGATAACCGAAGATGTGATCAAAGGCTGGCTGCAGGGGAAACGTTCCACCTCGGATAAGAAAAAGGCAGAATCGTTATCCACCCTCCAACGCATCTTACAAGCGGCTGTAGAGCAAAAATGGTTATATGAGAATCCCGCCAAAGATGTACACGCAACCGGGGGGCGTAAAAAAGCCGCGCGCCGATCCTACCCAATTTTGACGCACGCCCAGCTAGAGGCTATCCGCGCCGCGATGCCTCCTGCCTGTGCTATCGCAGTAGATTTAGGCGCTTGGTGCGCTTTACGCTCTGGTGAGGTATGCGCCTTGCGGCGCAAGGATATTGACCTTGTGGAAGGCGTTATAAAGGTGCGCAGGGCAGTAAAACAGGGGGTCCGGGGGAATGGTTCGAGGGGCCCCCGAAAAGTGCTGCAGGCGTGCGTGACGTTGCCTTGCCGCCCTCGATCCTAGCGCGTCTAAAAGATCACATGAGCAAGTATGTGCAAAGCTCCAGAGAGGGCCTAATTATTCACTACCCAGGCAAACCGGATGAATTCATGCGGGGCAAGCATCTAAAAAACCGCTTCGATAAAGCGGTAAAGGCTGCAGGGTTGCCGCGTATGCGCTTCCATGATTTGCGGCATACGGGGCTTACGGCTTTCGCGCGTGCTGGGGCTACTGCTGCTGAGCTTATGCACCGCGCGGGGCATAGCGATATAGAAACTGCGATGATCTATCAGCACGCAGAATTAGCGCGAGATAAACAGCTTGCCGCCGCTATGGACACGGTTATTTAGGGGTGGTACAGTGTAGGCATTCCCCGCGAAAGCGGGGGTAACCCGTAACAGGGGCAACGCGAAAGTGTTGTTATTTCATATTCCCCGCGAAAGCGGGGGTACTTGTGAGGTCTGGTCGTTTTGGCCGGGCCTTATTTTTTTGTTGCGTAGGTCACTTGTTTACACCTTGCAATGTCGCACGGTGCGACATATACTAGTACTCGTAAGGCAGTTCAAAGCCTTACAGCACAACATGAAAGGAAATAAAAATGGCTATCGACTACAACACCAAAATCAAAAAGCTACTCGCCGGCGAACGCGTCGAACTATCCCTAGAAGGCAATGGCGCAGCCTACACTAGGTTCGAGTACTGGACCCTAGAAGACATCAAAGAGATTGGCTGGTCTGGCACCTGCTTTGGAGTTCTAACTCGCGAGCCAAACCCCGATGAAAACAGCGAAGAACCCTACGTTGGCATGTTCTACTACTTCAACGAAGTTGACGAAATTGGCAGTCAGTTCGGGCCTTTCGACTTCGATGAAAACTGGGAGCAGCTAGATCTGTTTGAATCTGCTGAATGCGGCGAACCCGTTTACGTGTAACCGACGCGGGCTTGCTGGTCTAAACAAGGCTGGCAAGCCCACCCACCCAGGGCAGTAAAAAATACATCCCAAATAGACTTGCAATGTCGCACGGTGCGACATATAATAATGGTGTAAGGCAAAAGCCACACAACAACATGAAAGGCCCCGAAAATGGAAAACCGCACTATCGCCCTAACTCACATTTCCTTCCTCCTGCAAGATGCTGTAACCGAAGCCTTTACCGAATGGCTCAAAGATACCGACCTAGCCGCTGAACAGGCCCGCAAGGCTGGGATAAGCGACCTCATGCGAGAAGACGTTACAGCCAGCACCCTAGAGGCACTAGAGGCATCTTTTGCCGTGTTTGAAACCGAACAAGCAACCTGGGAAATGCTAGGCAAGCCAAATGGCGGCGATAGCGTAACCGCTAGTATTCTGCAGGCGTGGCTAGAATCCCCCGCCGGTAAAACCGCTTTCACGCAAGGCTTCCTCAAGGCCACCGAGGCCCTAGAAAAGCCAGCGGGCAACTAAACAGGCAGGTAGGCTCGCTAGCAGTATCCACGCTGTTAGCGAGCCGCCTAAAAGGCAGCGAGAGGCAGAATAAGATTGAACTCAGCAACCTTCAAAACTTACCGTGAAACCCTAGGATTAGAGGTTAAAGACCTCGCAGCCTGGATGGGCGTCGACCGAAAAACCGTGCAAAGGTGGGAAAACCCGCAAGCGGGCGATGTCCCGGCGTGGGCAGCACGAAAAATGCTAGAGCGCTGGGACCGGCTAATTTTCTCCATTAGCTCAGCTTTAGAGTATTTAGACCAACAAGAGCAGGAGCAGGGCAGCGCCCCCGAGGCCGTGGAAATGCAGCGGTTTAAAACCGATGCGTCTTGCCAGCGCGTAAACGGGCTCGGAACTGATGCTAAACGACACGCTATTAGCGTAGGGATAATTGCCGCCGCCTTGCAGGCTGGAGGCTATGAAACCCGGCTAGATTGGGTGCCAGTAGAGCCATAAAAGGGGCATAGAAAAGCGAGGGCCGAAAACCCAGCCCCCGCTAATCTTGCCCGCCTCAGTGGCGTTTACAACGATCCGTTTTTAGCTCAAGATTCCTCATGCGCGCGTGCACGTCCTCATCTTGTATGGCCTGCTCACGCCGGTAAGACTCCATATCTTTTTTCACCTCTCCAACCTGGTGTCCAAGACCTTTGATCTGCACTAGCGCCTTGTCGAGGCGTTCCTCGTTTTGCACTAGAAGCTTTTCAATGCGGTTAACCGCGTCTCGCAGGCTCGATCCGTGGTTGGTTTTTAGTTCCTTGGTGTTATGCTCAACGCGCTTTATTTTGCTCACTCCAGCAATTGCAGTAATAAAGGCTGCACAGCCCCCGAACCCTCCGAGGGCTACAACCGCGTCTATAAAACCGCTCACTCCTGCTTTTCATCCCTTTCGCGGCTTGCCACATGCCTACCTGAGGGCAGGGTAGTCTTATCGCGGATAAGGTCCCAGAATGCAGCCGGTAGCGCGTGATAGGCCAGCTGTCCGGCCCCGGCCACGAGCCCGAAATTCATTAGTACGAATTGCCAGGCATCCGGGTATTTCACGAAAATGAAAACCGCTATAGCAACGGCTACGTACACCGTGTAAACGATTGCGAGCTTCACGTTTTTGCGCATCCGGTAGGTTGTGCACAAGCTGATAATAAAATTCGCTATAGGGCCACAGATAGCAGCAAGCGCTATCGGGTCAATGTGTTGTAGAATCGCCGTGCTATCCATTTATGCCTACCTCTTAAAAAGTTGCTTGTTGATTGCGCGCTGCATTGCTTTTACCGTGGCAGGACCAACGTAGGAGTCTTGGGTTTGCCCGTAGAATTTTTGGATTGCGCGTGCCAGGGCGGGGCCGGCTATGCCGTCTTTTTCGCCCCAGTAGCATTTTTCGCGGCGTAACCATTCCTGCATTTTTGCGATGAGCTGGGAACCTTGCGCAGTTTCGCCTTCCCACTGCCACCCAGAGCCGGGGAAATCCGCAGCCGGGTAGTATTCACGATTCGGTGCGTATTGGCTAGATACCATGCCGTCGCGGGGTGATCCCATGATTTTTTGCCATGCTGCCGTGGTACTCTTGCCCCAATCCCCATCAACAGCGAGTACCCCAACCGGGTATGCTGCCGGGGCGGGCGCGCCCGTGTAGGGTGGGTGAATTAGCGCGCAAACATCCTCGCGATCTCGCACTCTCCGGTAAACCCCGCCCCCGTTTGACTGTGAGCCGTAAGCGCCGGAGCTGGTGTTGCCCTCGATGGTTTGGAGCTTGCCCCAATATTTGATTTCTAGAATGCCGATGTGGTCGGCTATGCCGTCCCCATCCCAGTCGAAGCAAACTAGGTCGCCGGGCCGGGCATTCCCCCAGCTGACAAGCCACCCGTTAGCGCGCGCGGTTGCGATCCGCCCTGGCACGTAGGCAGAATCAAAATTAGTAACCCCCACCTGACGCAGGCACCAAGTCACGAACATGTCACAGTATGGCACCCCGGATGCGCCGAAATATGCGCCATGCCGGGCCCCATAATCGCGCCCATACTTCGTGCCCTCAGCCGGATCATTCCACCTGTTATAGCCAAGCTGAGAGGCAGCAACTCTAAGTAAATCTACAGCAGTACCCATAATTATTTATAATCAATCTCTAGAATTTCAGCAGTATCATTAGGGGACTTATCGCCCGTGTCACCTTGCGCTAAAAGCGCCTTATATTCATCAGTGGTAGACATTCAATTATCCTTACGACTAACATAAATATCCCTTATAGGATATCTGAAATTAGTTGCACTCCCAAGAGAGCGTAGGAATAGCCAGGCCACTATACCCGTCAGTATTAATAGTCGCATTAGTACCGGGACGCAGCTGTATCACCCCGTCAGACTGCACAGTAATAATATTAGCCACGTTATTTATAACCGCGTCCCCGGTGAACGGCGAAAAAGTAGATTTAAACTGATGCTTAGGCCTAAACCCTGCAGGAATAATAGTGCCCATCGAATACCACCCACTATTAGCGCGTAATGACTTTTGCGAGCGCGCGTTGAAATTAGCAGAGGGCATTATGACAAGGTTGCCAATTTTGAATAGGGTTGCGCGGCTCCACCACCCATTCCCCTCTTGAAGGCGGGCAGTAGTAATCATTTCCTGAATACTTGGGACCTCGTTAATCTGCCTCATAGGGGTTTCAGCATTAGCAAAATACAGGCCATTATCGCTCTTTTGGTAGATGAAACAGCCGCCCCGCTTAGAACCATCGCCCTTATTTTGAATAAACGCGGTAGACACATCCAGGGTTTCATTAGCGTCATGCGTGTAAATAATGCTGCCACTAACGCCGGTTGCAGGCGCAAACTGGAAGTACGAGCGAGGAATATCTATAGCCCGTTGCGTATTCTTAGGCACCCGGATAGTCACAAGTCGCAGCGCGTTCGGGGTATCCAAACGAGCAGGAGAAGGACTAATAGAGGGCGTACCGACCTTGTAGATAACCTCTACCTCTGAGTCATCATGGTTATCTACCTGGTAATCATGCTGCACAACATAAATAGAATCTATACGATCATAAACGCTATGCCCCGGCTCTAACCTTTGCGTAAAACGCCCAATAGTCGGGATATACCAACCTTCTTGCCCATCCTTTATCGCTAAGGTTTCCGCACTGAAAATAACATCCATTGAATTGTCAGAGCAAGTAAAATTACGGCTATTTTGAGCCCCTATAATTCCCTCGTGCGAGGCAACCATGCTTAGGGAGCTCCTTAGCTCTGCAGGAGATACCACGCCTTTAGGAATGTTCCGGCTCTTGTCAAATCCTGAAACTATGCCGCGCTTATTAGCCAACTTTCACACCCAACCTAAAAGATTTTATTTGCTTACAGCCGCGAAAACGTCTAACGCAGCCCAGTTATCACCAGTATAACTACCCGGATTATTACCCGCGCGCGCCTGCAAAATAATAGATATTTCATCGCGTGGCTGCACCTGCAGCACGGTTGAAAATTGGCCTAAAAGGTGAAAAGTGCCCATATTATCTGGCACTCTTGGCAGCGGCCTAGACTGATTGCCGCGAATTATTATTCTAAAACTTGCCTGATCCGAATGTGGCGCGCCCGCCGAATTGTAAAACCCAGTAAGCGCGGCGAATACTTGGAGCTTACTTTTACCCTCAGGAATAATAATGCGATTAGAAATTATGTTGCCTTTGGCGGTCCATTTTGCCGCCTCCCAGTGGTAGCTAATGACTTCTGCCCGCGCCTCAAGGCCTTTCAAAGTTCCGTTGAGCTGCCCAGAGGTTACCGCCTGCAAATCCGCGATAGCGTTAGCGTGCGAACGCAAGCGGTCAGGTACCGCCGAAGCATCCGAGCTAATCGGCCTGTACTCCATTATGCTTTTACCTCCCTGCAAGCGAATATGATCCACTCCGAGGCATCCCCGCTAAGCTCAAGAACCTTCAGACGGTAGCGTTTGCTGCCTAGGTATTCATCTTCAAGCTGTAAAGCGAGGTGATCGCCCACCCGTACGAGATCGCCAAATGCCCGCCCGGTTTCATCCCACCGCGCGGCTTTAAAACTGATCGCCTCTAGGCTTTGCGATGCGGATTGCGTGCCAGCTTGCGCATACCCCCGCAAGGTGTCTAATTCCTTTACGGTGGAATGCGTAGAATCTGCGAGCTGCAGGAGGGGCCACCCAGCCCGTTCTAGCGTCGTATCGTGGGAGCGCGCCATTAGGATCTTGTCGGCTTGCCCGCCAGCTTTCGCCCAAATATCCGTTCCTATTTCCGCCGCGTCCTCGGATACTTTAACGTCAGTGACGGGCGTGAGCGCGCGGCGTTGATCCCAAGAGTGCCTACCCGTCACAAGCTCAGGATTGCCCATTTCTAGCAGAAAATTAATCCGCTGGCCCCCATCTATCAACCGAGGGGTAAAACGATATTCCGGCCCTCCGAGAACATTAGCGAGGTCATCTATACGGGTCGCCACGGTTGCGAGATCTGCACCCAGGTAGCTTCGTTGGTTCCACCCTGAGCTATCAGGAGGTGGCACGCTGCAGGGCAGGTTACCCCATTTTTTCGCCTCTAAAACGAGCGCCCGCATAATATTTCTTAGCGAACCGGCTAGGTTGAGCGTCCAATCTTTCGGTAACCCATTTTCGCCGCCCTCTAAGGTAGCAGAGGTAAACCCTCGCAGGGCTGCAGGCAGCACTAGACGCCGTTTCAAAAGATCCTGAAAGCCCCCACAATCAAGGGTTAAAACCTGCTTGGCAGCATCCCAGTCACGCTTAAATACCGGGCCGGCGTGAATTATCCGCCCTGCAGAAACTAGCGCTAGGATAGTGCGCCAAGGTGCGGTATCTGCCCTAAGATGCATACCCTTCGTGTCCTCGGTGAACGGTACTGTGACCGAGAGGGAGCCGGGCGAATTAACTTGTTCCTTCCAGCTCCAAGAGCTTGCAGGCAAGCGCATAAGATACGCTCCGGTTAGAGTGTCAAATACTTCTATTACGTCCATGAGGCAAGCCACCTTACACGCCAATTTGTAGAATCCGAGGCGGAAAAAGTCACCGTGTTATCGCCCGGTTCGAGCTGGAAAAATTCATCTTTAGTAAGGTGCGCTGTAGAGACTTCACCCTCGCCCACATAGACGCGCCCGGTGCGAGAATCCACGCGCACCGACTGCCCACTGCTTATGCTGCCCTCATAGCGGATAGCGCGCCCGTTATGCGCCCATTCTGCCCAATAAAGGGGGCCGTCGGCCTCAAGGATAGGCCATACGGCAAGGTTGCCCCGATTATGCGGCGCTAGCGCGTTCGTGTAGCCCGCATCCGTGAACCGAGCTGTAGGACCGCGCGTGGAAGCTACGAGATCGTGGTATGCCTGGTCGAACAGCGGGAAAAGTAAACCGCCCTCGGTGGCTGCACCCCACCGGCCCCCGAGATGCTCAAACTCGCTAAAATCAAGTAGGTCGTCAAAACCAACCCCAGCGTATTTGAGCGGATCCGCACAAGTAATAATTAGAGTGTACGCCCAGGTAAGCGGGCCAAGCCGTTTTATAACCGGCTGCTGGGAAACATACCCTCTCACATGGTAATACTGCCCATCGTCATCAAGGACAACGAGGCGGATTTTCTGATTAGCGACACTCATAACCTTCTGGTGGGATGCCACCCCGTCATTTAGCGAGGTAGCAACATAATAAAAATGTAAGGTTATAACCCTTGCGCCAAGTAGCAGATTATGGGGCATAAAAGCCCCGTTCGCCTGAGGTCGCAGCACCTCTTCCACGCGCGGGGCCGGTGCCTCATACCACCCAGCCAGCGCCCCGTCCGAGTGGGTAGCGAGCCCGTAAAAGCTTGCCGCCGCCTCTGGTGCGCCCTGCGCAGTAAAAAGACTTTTACCGCCAACAACAACCGTCACGTTCATGCGATAACCCCTAGCTCCTGCCTTGTGCGAGTATTGAAATACCTTGCCGCCGCCTCTGGATCATCCGCCCGCACGTTGAACGTCTGCGTGACAACATTGCGAGCCACACCAGGGCCACCTGCTGCAGCATTTCCAGCTACCGAGACTGCCGCGCGCACGCCTTGCAAGCCCTGCAATTCCTCTTGCGCACCGTCTACGAGATCGCTCATTGCCCCGCGAGCGCTACTTATCCGAGTGGTAATACCAACGGCGATACCCTCTGAGATCATCGCGCCTACCTGATCGCGGAAAACCCGCGAGGGCGAATGTATACCTAGCTTGCTTTTTGCCCAAGAAACAATAGAACCGAGGGCATTAGATACGAGCGAGCGCAACCATCCGATAGCCCCGGAAATGCCCCGCCAAAGCCCGGTAATAATATTCCTGCCGGTTTGCACTAGCCAGCTGCCAGCACCCGAGACAGCGCCCCACACCGCCGAACGGATGCGCCCTAAAACGCCTGCCAGGCGACTAATCGCACCAGAGGCAAACCCTACAAGGTTATTCCACACGCCACTAAAGAACGATGAAACCCATCCCCACACGCTTGCCCATATACCCCTAATAGCGCCCGTAACAGCGGCAATAATGGAGCGAATACGGTTGATAATAGGCGTGAAAAAGGCTACTAGGTTGTTCCAAATGGCGGTGAAAAATGAGGCTACCCATCCCCATACGCTTGCCCAAATACCGCGCACAAACTCAATGCCAGTACTTATAACTGTGGTTATAGTCGTAATGATTGGGGTTAAAAATGCGACTATACCATTCCACACCCACATTACCGCCGCGCTAATACCCTGCCAGATGGTTAATAGCACCGCCGCGAACACGATTATGAGGTTCTTAATGAATTCTATGGCGGGGGCAAAAATGGCTTTGATAGCTTCCCATGCGGTAAACACGACCGTTTTGATGTTTTCCCACAGGCCGCTAAGGAACGCCGCCAAGCCCTGCCATATAGCAACGGCGGTGGCTTTGATCGCCTGCCAGGCGGTAGTTAGGTAGACAGTGAAAACTCTCCACGCCTTCCTGCCTGCCTCGGTTTGCGTGAAAAACCAAACCAACGCCGCAACCAAGGCCGCGATACCTGCCACAACCAAAACTATCGGGTTAATTGCCATTACCGCGTTAAACGCTGCCTGAGCTACCGCCGCTATTCTTAGCTTGCTTGACAGCCCTCCGAGAGCAACCTTGGTTAGGGCAGTTGCAGCCGTGATAGCTCTTTGCGCAACAGCCGCGCCCTTTAGCGCAAACGAGAGGGTACCGAATGCTGCTTTAGTTATAGCAGTAGCGGCGGTGGCAGCGGTAGTAACGGTCTTGTACAGCCCCCACGCGCCCACCAGGCCAGTTAGCACTACCTGCAGGGCAGTCATAGCGACCTTGTTGCCGCTGATCTTTGCTGCCAAATCCGCGAGGGCACCTAGCACGCTAAGCGCCGCATTCAACAGCACCCCACCGAGGGAGGCAGCAAGCGACCCCACCAACCCCACAATCGGAGCGATAGTATCGCCAAGCCTACCGAGCAGGTCAGAAATGCCACCGAGGGCATTTTGCGCGCCCGCACCGCTACCACTAAACGCCGTAGCAAGCTTATTAGCTACCTTGCTTAGCGCATCCTGCAGCTTTTTCGAGTTCGCGACCATTGAACCGAAAATAGCGATAACCCACAGGCCCGGCCCGCCAACGCCCCTGAACGCGCCCCCAATTAGAGGCAGTTTAGTAAGCAAGGGCGTTACAGCTGCCCCTACCATTGGCATAAGGCTAGCTATGTGCCCGATGGTTGCAGAAAATGCTTTAGCGCCGGGGCCGGATGCTGCCCTATCGAAGGCATCGCCTATTTTGCCTATTGCTGCCCCAACCCGGTCAAGCGCGCCCGATATTTTTTCAGGGCCTATAGCCTGGATAATAGAGGCCATAGCGCCCGTTATGCGGGTCTTGAGGTTGGTCCAGGCGGTTTGAATGCCCTTTGATGCGTCTTTAGCTTGCTTGGCAAACGAGGCGAAATTGCTCCCACCCTCGTCATTTAGTTTCACCATGGCTTTATTTACATCTTCCATGGTGAGCTTGCCATCTCGCAGCGCATCGTACAGGTCAAAACCGCTCTTGCCAGCCCCTAAAAGCGATTCGGCAAGCTGATTCATTTGCGCTGGCATAACCTCCATAAGGGTCTTCCAGCTCAGCATGTCAACTTTGCCCGTTGCAAGCATTTGCGTGTACTGCTGCATCGCGCGGGATTGATCCGCCGTAGACTTGCCGGATGCGACGAGCATGTTATTAAAGGCAAGTCCGACGTTAGTCGCCTCGTCTAGCGAGCCTGTCAGCGGCGCTATCTGCTGCACCAGCGGCATAATATCCTGCAAGCTGGTGGGCAAGCCGCGTAGCTTTTCAGAGAGCTTTTTAGCAGACTTTGCCGCATCCGAGGCCGAATACCCCAGGTTAGCCATAATCCGAGGGAAATTATTAAGCGTATCCACCCTAGAGACTGCAGAACCGATAGAGCCGGTTAAGGTCGTGCCTATTGCTGCCGCCGCGCCGATAGCGACTTTCCCCGCTGCCCGTAGCGTACTATTTACGCCTCGGTCTACAGCTTTGCCTACTCGCATAACCGGCGCGGTAGCATTATTGAACCTTGTGCTAATCGCACTTGCCGCATTGGTGACAGCCCCGCTAACGCGCCCGAAAGCCTCAGCTACCGCTTTAGGCATGTGCAAGCTAGGTAGCTGCATGGACTGCCTGAGCGCCCTTGCTTCTGCTGCTGCCTTTCTTGCTTCTGCTGCTACTTTTTCTTGCGCGCTAGCGTACCTGGTGGCTGCTGCCTTAGCTTCTTCCTGAGCTTTAGCGACTTTTGCGGTAGCTTCAGCCTGCGAGCGTTCCGCCTGGCTAACCTTGTGCTGTGCCCGCTCTAGCGCCTCTTCCTTAGCGCGCACATTATCGGATGCGGTAGCTGCCTTACGCTTTGCTGCCTGCAGTCTCTCAGCGGCGGCGACAGCCTGCGAACTTTCATCCCCATACTTTTTGACTGCCTCAGCTAGCTTGGTTTCTGCAACCCTAATAGCACCATTCGCATTAGCGGACTGCCGGCGCGCGTTCGCTAAAGCGCGCTCAGCGTTCGCAGCCGCCGCCCTCGCAGCAGACACGCGCCCCCCGGCTTTACCTGCCAGAGCTTGCAGGGTAGAGAGCTCCTTAGCTGCCTTATTAGAGCTCTTTTGCAGCTCTTCAAGGGCAGGGGAACCTATCCCTTTAGAGGCCGCGCCAACACTCTTTTTAAGCTGGCTCCCGAACATTTCGCCGGTTTTTTTCGCAGCCTTATTAGTGGCAGAGCGTACCCCTTTGAAAGTAGGGAATACGCTTACAGCAGCACTACCAACTAAAATATTTCTGCCTGCCACCTAATTAACCCCTAAACAATTATTCTGGAAACGCGCTATTAGCTTGCAATTGTAATTTTAGCTTAGCTTTTTCACTCTTGGACACGGTGGGCCTATTAGGCTTTTTAGCCTGCCTTATTTCAGGTATTGGCGGCTTCAAAGGCTTACCGCCCTTATCCATGAAACTATTAATAACCGCCGCTGCCTGTACGCGCTCCAATAGCTCGGTTATAGATAGCGGGTAACTTAGTCCCACGATAGCCGCGCCTGTAAGCGTGCCAGTATCATTTACTAAATGGATGATAACCGCGTAAGCATCCGCCGTATCCCATTCTAAAAACTCGCTGAACCGCACCCGGTAGAAACGCGCAAGGTCAGCCGTGAGAGCCGATGAAAGCTTTAGAGTGTCTCTTATTATTCCCCAGATTTTCCCAGGCTATCGTCTGCCCCGGTACGCTCATTAATACGCTTTTCAAAAGCCTTATCCCACTCCTGCAGGATCTCCGTTGCCTCCAAAATGTCTAGCTCGTCTAGGATGTGCTGTGCTTTTTCAGGGAAAATACTAATCATAAAATCTAGCCTGTCTTCGTCAGGCAGATTGTTAAGCTTGCGGGACTGCTTGAGCTTCATCTTTAGAGGCAGCTTAATAGTGCCCTCTGTGGTTTCATAGATTAGGGTATCTTCGATGACTTTACTGGTTCCGGGTAGTTTTTTATTCATAATATTTTATTCCTCAAAAAGATAAAGATTTTAGAGTAGATAGGTTATGGGGCGTTTAGCAGCGCGGGACAATATGGCAGGTAAAACCTATGAAAACCCCCGCCACAATTACCCCAGAAAACGCCCCGCGCTGCAGCTTAATTTATTAGTGGCTCTCGCTGGTTTCACCAGGAGTGCGAACCGGAGTAGAACCCCCGCCAGTCTGATCTTCCTTGGGAATTAGCCACTCGTGGAAGTGCCCACCATTTACAGCGCCAAGGGTGATCGTCACCTCGTAACCCTGCACCTTGCCGCGCTCGGACTTCACCGGCTTCATCTCAGTTACAGAGGCACGCTCACCAAGGCGACGGCGAATAGTACCATTAGCGGCAATTTCTTCAGTGTAAAACGCGAAAGGCTCACCAAAAGATCCCGCATTAACGAGCATGTGATGGTTGGTATCGTATGCGCGCCCTCTGATAAATTCCTGGGATTCGGCGTTAGACTCTGCGAGCGTGATCTTGCAGGTAACATCAGCTTTCCCGGTGGGTAGAGAATACCCATCCTGCCAGAACTGGATCGGATCGCCATCCTGCTTTTCCTCCCATTCGGGCCCGCCATCGTCGGTTAGCAGACCTAGCGGTTTCATCTTGCCTTTAGCGAATTTAAATTCTGCTTTCCCAACCTCTGCAATATCCGGTAGGGTGAAATCTTTCAGCCTGCAATACCCGATCTGCCCGGTAACCGGGACTAGTACAGCGCTAAGATCATTGCCATATTCATCTTTAGCCATAATCTTTTATTTCTCCTAAAAACTAGTTTTTAGCGGCTTGGCCTGCACCGTAACATTACCCGTTAGATAAAACAATGTGCCGTCATCATAGTTTTTATCTTTGATAGGTGCTGGCCCTGAAATAATTCTAGCATCAGCAATAGGTGAATGTTCGGCATAAAAGCACGCCTCAAAAAGGGCAGCAACTTTATTAGCAAGCGCGGCAGCTGTTTCAACTGTAGAGTCGTGAACGCTTATACCGTATGCAAAATACCTTGTAAATCTATCTACGGGTATACCGCCGTCACAGCGAACAACAACGAAAGGGTTGGTCAGACTAGCAAATTGGGAAATCTCACGAGCGAGCCTGTCACTTGCAGGGTCCCGCCACTCAAACCCTACCGGGATTTTCTCCTCTAATTGCTTATAGATGTAGTCGGCAAGCCAGTTAGTAGGATTTTCAAATAATGGTATTTCGCGGCTTGTCATAGCTTTTTACCCTTTCGTAGAGCCTTAGCTAATACCCCGTATTTAGCCTCTAATATGCCGCTCTTCCAATCATCAGCTACAACCTTTCCCACATAACGATGAGGTGTAGATTCCATTTCCACGTGTATAGAGCGCTCATAATCGCCGGTGTCATAGGGAGCGATAAGGCGCGCCTCTGCAGCAACGCTGTTCGCTATTTCCTCTATAATCCGCTTCATATGAGGCGATTTTCCGACCTCGTTTATAAAATCGTCCATACCTGATAGTTCTACATCTACGCTAATTCGCGTTCCCACTTTTACCCCTCTACAGCTTGCACGGTTACGACGTACCCTGCCGCCCATTGCCCAGGGATTTCATACATTTGTGGGAATGATGTAATCTCCCATAGCGCGGTAGATTCCCGCTCCCAGATAGGCAAATCCGCGCTGGTATCATCGGTTAGTTTGCAGCGGTTACCCGGTACTAACGCGGCGCGTTCTTTCGCGGTTAGAGCTGCAGAAAAGTAAAGTTTTCCGCTCATCTGGCTTTGCACGCGGCCTAAGCTTGCCCCAAATTCTGGGGTATCGGGGGCAAAGAAAAACCCTGTTATTAGCACCTCGTCAGGCCGGTTAGTCGGATCCCCCCACCGCTTGCGCTGGCTTATGCCTCGCACAGTCTCCGTGTTCGGGATTAGTACGAGTAGCTTTCGCTCAGGTAGCGCGCCGGGAGTGCTAAAAAAGTCATCCCAGATGCTCATATTAAATGCACTTTCACCTGGTACGGCTCTAGAATTGCTTTTTCCTGCTCTAGCAGTCCGAGCCCGCCAACTACGCCGTTTTGAGAGCCAAAGGTTACTGAGAACGGCCCCGCTTGCTTGCGCACAATATTTGACGCGCCAGCGCTTGCCCGCTTGCCAAGCTCTGCAGCAACAGCCACCACATCGGCGGCTTCCTCCAGGGTGTAGCCGTGCCCAAAGGTTACCCGCACCGAACGGAAACGCCCCGGAAACGGCGCGCCGTTACGTGAAAGCATCCCAGCGTCAGACCAGCTAACAGAATCGGTAATATCATTCCATGCCCCGGCCCCGTCGGATACTTCCACGCTGATAAGCTCAACAAGCTTTTTAGTGGGCAACGCCAGCCCGTACCGGTACCTACCATCTAATATGATGGTTTCCTTTTTTACCGGCGCGATATGCCAGCCACAATATCGCCTAATAGCGGCTGTTGCTGCCGCCGTAGAGCCGGGGAAAACATCCGCCCTCGCTAGGGCGCTAGCCTCGCTCATTTGACCGCTCCAGAGGCTTTTTTATTCCTCGGTTTGCGTGGTTTTTCTGCTGGCACGCTCTTATTAGGCACGGTTGCTTTTTCTTCCACGAGTAGGCCCCGCGCGCGGTATTCTTCGACTCGCTCACTGCTTAGCTGCATACGCATTTTTACGCCATGCACTAAAACTTGCACGTCTTGCATAATTCCCCCTAATTGTGTGGTTAGGCCCCGCCTGCCAAGTGACAAACAGGCGGGGCCATGATGCCTAAACCTCTTTTAGGCGGCTTCAGTTACCGGCTTTTTCAGCTCTAGAAGGGCGAAAGCCGAGGGCTGACGTACCGCAAAAGCGAGGCGTTCCTCAGCCAGAATTAGGAAAAGGTTGTGTACGAAGTCATCCTCGTTGGAATTGGTAGAGGTAAGCGTTACCCCGCCCTTGCGGTAGACGGTGGCAGCAGCCGAAGAACCTACCAACACCTTGCCTTCAGCAATTGCAGGCGTAACGATAGTGCGCCTGCCCAGAATTGGCGGGTCTACAGGCACCGTCCCGTTACCGTACTGCCCAACGAACGGGCCACCCGCGAAATACTGCCCATTCTTATCTTTAGAGGCCAGCAGGGCCGCATAATCGGCGGGGTTAATGACAATGCCGTCAGCACGCAGGCCGGAGGTAACCTCGACCTGGCTGAAAGCCTTAATCAGCGAGGGCACAAACTCGTCCGCCTGCACCTTTAGCAGGCCTTCACGGTTTAGCAGACCCTTAAGGTTAGACCCCTCTCCATCGCCTGAAAGTAGCTGAGTTTCTTCAAAAATACGCAGCTGTTCGAGCAGGCGCGTGTTGATATCGGAGGCAATATATGCGGTATCTTCCAGCATTTCGGTAGACACCTTGATGTACCCTGCGATTTTTGCGAGGGTGTCAGTCTGTTGCTTGTACCCGAAATTAAGCTGGGGTTTCTTGCCGCCCTCTGCAACCGTAGCAAAATCGCCGGTACGCGCGCCCTCCACCACGTAGCGCAGGATAGAGCCTGCCATTGTGCCAGAGGTTAGCCAATCCGAAATGTAATCCCTATGCGGGGTAGCGTGCGCAACCGTCGTATCCTGCTGTACTAGACCAGCATCCCCAACGAGGTGACTATCAGTAGCCGCGGCCTTAAACTCAGGAGTGACTACAGAAAAGTTCTTAGCAGAGGCTACGACCTGCTTTGTTTCTTCGAGCCCGTATTTTAGGAACTGATCGCCAAGGCTCTTAGCCTGGCCGTCGGTTGCCGAATACTTTTTGGTTCCAAGGGATTCAATAAAGCTAGTGGCGTTATCAGCGGCTTTAGCCTTGGCTTCAAGGCCGCTGATCTCATCCTTAAGGTTTGAAAGCTCTGCGAGCTCTTCAGCGGTAAAATCGCGGCCTTCTGCCTTTGCCTTTTCAGCTATAGCAATGCCAGCGGCTGATTTTTCAGCTAGCAGCTTCTTAATGTTCTTTGGCATTTAGAATTATCCTTAAATCGATTCAAAAATATGTGCGTAGAAATCGGCTAACGCGGCGTCTGGCTTTAGTTTAGCACCCTTAGCGGCCTCACCTTTAGGCTTTTCCTCGTCGCCTTCTGGTTTACCTTCTGGTTGCTCATTATCGCCCTCGTCAGCATTACCGTTATTGTCGTCATTATCAGGCTTGTCTGGCTTATCCGGCTTGCCCGGATTTATTTCTGTTTCCTGGTTAGCACCAACCGGAACTACAGAAACTTCATGTAATTTGACCTCGGTTAAGATCACAGCCTCATTCGTCTGCTTGTATTCCACAACGTCAAAAGCAAACGACATTTGCTTTACGCGGCCCTCATTTATCAGCCGGTTAACATATGCGGCGCGCTCGTTATTCTTAACGTCTAGCTCTACTTCCACTAGAAGGCCGTGGTCGTCCTCGCTAATAGCCGTGGTCTTACCAATGTTGAATAGGGGGTCATCCATCCTATGCCCCCAATAGCAAGGGAACACAGGGCCGTCCTCTTTAATGGTTTCAGCAAAGGCCCCAGGGGCCACTATTTCACCATACGAGTCAATATTATTAAAGACTGAGCAATACCCGGAAAACTTGCCGTTTTCACTACCACCAGTAGTAGTATCGCCCGCTGCCTTTAGCTTTACATTAATAGTCTTAGTGCGCACGCCTCTAACCTTTTCATCCGAAATATCAGGCCTATTCTTATACCATGATTCTATAGCCTGTTCTACCTCTTTGCCTCGTTTTTCTTCCTTTGCGCGTTGCAAACAAACATCAATATCGGGATCGACAATATGGAACTCGCAGCCTTGCTTTTTCCAGCGTCCTATCTGCTCGCTAGTTGCGTTGTGTTGGATAATCCAAGCGTCAGAGTCTACGCCCTCAAAAATGCGGGCTATCGCCGCAGCTCTTGCTGCCCAGGAGACCTGTTTTATCGGTTCACTTTTCGCGTGATCTAATGTGCTGCCTAGAGTCTTACAAATCGCGTCATAATCAACGCGCGGTTCACCAGGGCGCGCATTCTGATTTAGAAAAGTCGTTTTACCCGCACATGGCGGCCCCATAATAATATGAATAGTCATTTACTCTAACGCCCCCAATATTTGCGAGGTTTGAACCTGCTTGCCTTCCACATATGCGCTATAGGCAATTTCATTTATGATTGCTGCCCTCTCTGCAGCATCAGTAACCCCGGCGTTAGCAAGGTCCGCTGTTAATTCTTTTTGCCAACGCCCCGCCTGCCACCACTCGGTTAAGCCAGCTTGCTTTTTCGCCTGTACTGATCTTTCCTGCCTGCTAAGAAAACCCCGCACAACCGCGAGCGCGTCTTTTTCGCCCTCGGAGGGCCTGCCCTCGCCCCCATCTAACGGGCTTGCCTGCCCGCCAATAGCCACATTTAGCGGGGTAATGAGCTCGTCTCCACCCTCTACAGGGGGCAGGCCGCGCATACGCCGCCCCTCGTTCCTTGTCATGAACGGCGCGCCAATAGCTGCAGACATTACCCGCGCTTGCTCTTCGAATGAGCCCCTCAGCTTGCCCTCTACATTGAATTGCACCCAGGCCCCATCAGGAGCGCCCAACAGAGGTAGCACGAAGCGGGATAGGCGGGCTTCGATTTCACGCAGCAGAGGGCCCAATGTGTCAGTGTAGAGGGCACGCCGGAACTCACGCACATTCGAGTAGTTTGCGTTGTCTAATACGCCTACCATTGTGGGGTTTACGTGGAAAACTTGGCAGATAGTCAGCAAGGATAGAGTGACTGATTCTGCCCATTGTGTTTCTTGCGCTGAGGGCGCGGCCTGCTGATAAGTCATCCCATCTTCGAGAAGCATGTCATCGCCGGCGCGTTCACCTCCAATAGCGAACGCTTGCCGCATTTCATCCCACCGCCGCCGGTCGTCGTCAGTCCACATTGGCGCGTCCTTAGGGCGCGAAAAGAACCCTTGGAAACGCCCGCCCCGCTTACTCATAGCGGCCCTGCGCCACCAGGAATAGTACTGCTCGCTAAGGATCTGTCTAAGCGTTTCTACAGGCGATGATGTTGCCCCCGGCTCCGAGGGAGTCCACCCCTTGAACTCGATAACCTCATTGGTTGGGATAGTGTGACTGCTTTTTACTCCTGCAGTATCCGCTATAGCGTATTCGTACCTGGTGGGCACCCCGAACGCGTCACGGGTTACAGTGACTGCCTCCGAGGGCAAAACGCGGGTCTGTAAGGCCCCATCAGGGCCGGTTAGCACCCAGATAAACGCCTGATCGTATAGCAGACGCTCGATAGTGAACGCGCGCAGGAAATCGGGCATAGTCTGGTAGTCGTTAGGCTGCTGCACCCAGGCAGCAACCGGACTAGTTTTGTCTCGCTCCTGTTCTCCTGCAGCATTTTCGGTAAAGGCGTGCAATGACAGTTGTGCTACGTTGCCCGCAAGAAAATCAACTACGGTCCTTAGGTGCGGTTGGGTGCGCCACAGTTGCGCGACACTCATTTTTTCCGGGTTCAGCCACCCGCCGCCCGAAGGCAAAGCAATAAGGTTCACAGGCATACCACCAGGGGCTAAAGCAACCTCCTGGCCTGGTGTGCCCGCCCCGGTACGCCCAAGGAAACGGGCTATAGCATCCATAAAACTCAATTTGTTTTCCTTTCTATGCCCACCACGGGCGCGACTGGCTTTCACTCTTATTCGGGGGTTCAGACACTGTTGGGACCGGGGGGCTGTTCCACCAGTCCGAGGCCATAGAGGAATAGGCGCTAAGACGGGTATCTTCTGCCTGCTCATGCGCCAGCCCGTACACTGCCCACATTGCGGCAATCAGCGGGGCCGCATCTGCAGGAGAGTCTTTACGAGTAATAACTTTGCTTTCGCCAAGGCCTTTAGCGATACTGCCTGCTACTGCCACATCTAACGCGGGTTGCCCCAAGTGCGCTAGCGTGCCATCTCTTACGCGATCTAAAAACTGCCCTGTTGCCGCCCCTAACATGGACCCACCAACGGGCCTAACCTGCAGGCCGGTTTTTTCTATCGGATCTATAAGCTCAGACGCGCCACACCCGCGCGCCTGCACCAGCACGCTTGCCGGATCCCACTTGCGCGCAAACACAGTAAGCCAATCGGCAACCCACAACATGCCCGCCCTACAGGCGACAACCTCCACATGCGGCAAACCATCGTCACGCCACCCGGCAACGCAAACCGAGGTGTACAGGCGATCCGAGGAAACATCCACGCCCACGCTAAGCGGCGATGCGGGATCAATAACAGAATTCTTATCAGCGAGGGCCTGCCAGTCCTCAGGTTTAATCGCGGTTTCCTGCACAGACTCGACCCACATGCACAGGTTTTCTGTTTTAAACTCGGTTTCTGGCTGTGTTGCCAGCGCGTCAGCTAGCGCTTCCTCCGAAACGGTGTAACCGAGCCCCGGATTAGCCTTTGCCCAGGTTTTAGGGTCCGAAATGTCATCATCTTTGGCAGCTGCCCACCCGAAATACCCTAACGCGGTGCCTTTTTCTGCCTGCTCAATACCCTTTTTGCGTAATTCTTTTAGAACTACCGAGGTCTTATCGCCCGCGTTAGAAATACCAAGAACTATCGCGTTTTTCTTAGCAATAGTGGTATTAGCGATAGCACTCCACGCCTCCCAGGAGGAATGTTCGCGCAGCTCGTCAAAAAGAACCGTATCAGCAGACTTTGAACGGCCCCCGCGTCGGTTTGTGGGTGCTACCTTCCACTTAGCGCCAGAAACGAGCTTCAATTCCTTTTTCCCGTTTTGGGACTTTACCCCCTTTGGGGCAATGAGCGGCGCTAATTCCGGGTTAGACTCAACGATTTCAACAGCTTCACCCCAAGTATCCTCGGAGGTTTCCGGGCTTTGCGCTGTACCGAGTACGAGCGCGGAACCATCTAGGAACATGCGCCAAAGGCAAAGAACGATAGCGAGGGTGGTTTTCCCATTCTGCCTAGCAACCTCAATGATTACGGTTCTAAAGCGTAGCTCACCATTAGGGCGCGTTTCCAGGAGGTGTACTAGTGCCCATTCCTGCCACGGCAAAAGCTCGATTTGCAAAATATCGCGCGCGAACTTAATGCACTCAAAACCGCGCGAGGTAGCAGGCGTGAGCTTACGCAGCGGTTTAGTCCACACCTGCGGTATCTTGCAGCCTTTGACACCCACTAGACAGCCCTGAGCCTATCGCGCGCCTGCTGCATTTGCGCTAGCTTCGACTTTTCTGGTGCCTTGCCAGCCTCCCTAGCCGCCCTCGCTGCAGGAGTAGCCCCCATTTCACGCAGCATATTCGTAAGATGCGGAATAAGGTAGCGCGCCTTAGTTTGCTCTGCAGCCGTGCCGAACCTGTCGATGTTATCGACGTGTTCAGCAATCTTTAGACAGGCTCTAACGAGGGCAGCGTCAGCCCCGCCCGCCTCTAATCCCTCGCAGGCCTTAGCGGTAGCCTGCACGGCCTCCACTAGCGGTCCTGTTTTAGAGGCTGCAGCCGCCGCCAGTTCCTCACGCCGCCGCTGAATATCCAAAAGCTGCTTAGCGGCAATCGCGTCGCCGTCAAGCGCGGAAATCATTACCCGCGCTGCCACCAGGTCTAGCCTTTCGCGCTCTATAGCCCTTTGCTGCTGCACAGTAGTAGCAGGAGCTTTAGCTAATTCCTTTACACAGGCTTTCAGGGCCGCGCCCTCGCTTGTGTAACCGAGTTTTTTAGCTATTGTGGCCGCTGTACTACCCTTACGCCACAGTTCTAGCGCCTTAGCCTGCTTAGATACGCCCTTAGCCATTTTCGGCCCCCAAAACGCCGTCAGCGGCCCCATTTAGTAGGAGGGTGTCCCCTTGGGGAGAGCGGCCCATTGGCAGGCGGGGGGTAGGCCGGGTGCCTGTTATTTTTGTGATTGTAACGCCCCCTATGGGCGCATAATTATTCACTTTGCTTGTGATGTGTGGTTTCATTTTGTTTACCATTCGCGGGATGTTATTCCTATTCCGGGGTGTGGTTGGCCGTTGCCTCGTAGCCTGTTGCAGTCGGCGTGTGCTGGTCTAAAGTTTGCGGGGTCTTCTGCCAGGTCAGGGCGCTTTGAGACCGGGTAGAAGTGGTCTAGTTGAAAGCGATCGCCGTTGGCTTGGTTGGTTGATTCGGCGGTGTAATCAATTGGTTGGCCGCATAGCCAGCATGGGGCGTTGGTTTGGGTGCAGGCCTGTTTGAATTGGCGGTATAGCTTTTTGAATCTTCTGCTGCTTGATCTTTTTGCTTCTGCCATTTCAAATACGCCTCCTGCTTTTACGGTTTGCCCCGCGCCTTGTGTTTAGCCAGGAGTACATGAGCGATACCTAAACATTTAGCGCGGGGCTGTAGCTGTCCCCATATTTTGCTACGGTTTTAGTTTATCATTGGGTGTTTTATTTTCAGCTAGTAACTGTTTTATAGCGCTCGCGGTGAGCGCAAGGGCGTGGTCTTTTTTGATTACTGCTTTTTTCAGTTCAGCGCTGCAGCAGGTTGCACCCCATGAGTAGATTAGTAGCAGTATTAGGCTAATGGTTGGTCCTACCTGGTCTGGGGTGTATGCGTAGGTTAGAAATACCATTAGCGTTACCCAATGTGCTGCGCCTAGAAATGCTAGCGCCCAGTTAGTACGTCTTATCTTCTTTGCTGTTTGCATATCCGGTATTTAGTTTCCCTCCCTTCGATCTTTTAGTAGGGTTGCGAAATTTTTTAGTGTCATCGTTATTAGTTGCTCACCTGGCTTGTTATTGCCGCGCCTCTTGTGCGCTATGACGCCTATGGCAGCGTTGTCGTTTTGCCGCTCGGTTTCGGCTTCTTTGAGCCAGGCAGCGAGGGCGGGGCGGGTTGTGTTTTTGCATTCGATTACTACTCGTTGCCCGTTTTTGGTTCGTACTGCTGCGATGTCGCCTCGGTCTAACGCTCCTGCTTGTCGGCGGCGTTCTATCCTGTCGTCGACGGTTTCAGCGAGATAGTTTGCTACGAGCTTTTCGAAGTTTCTGCCTGCTGCTTTTGCAGAGGCGTTAGACCTTTTACGCGGCGTCATTGGGTTTCCCCGCTGCTAGAGCCCTGCATTCCCGTTCGACGCTCCCTAGTGCATCAATGCTTTTGCTCCAGTACGTCGCATCGTCAAAGTCATCTGTAAGATTGTCAATGGGGTTCGGTAAGGGATACTGGAAGGGTGTATCCAGACCGGGGGCTTTTTCGATGTTATGTTTAGCGGTTTGGACTATTTCTAAGGCGCGGCCGATATTTTCTGCCAGGTAGTCGCAGCTGTGGATTAAGCTTTCGCGGATTGTTTCACTCATTTTGGGTATCCTTTTCTTTGTTTGCTTGTTTGGTTTTGTTGTAGCAGTCTGCGCAATAGAATCTATACATTTTGCCGTCTGGCCTGTAGAGGCTGGATGTGTCGGTTAGTTCCATTGTTTTATGGCAGGTTGCGCATTCGACCTTGATTTTACTCATTGGCTTATTCTTCTGTGTGTGTTAGTTGGCATAGGTCATAGATTTGTTCTTCGAGGGCGTTTATTGCATCCAGGGTTTGTAATATTCGTTGGTCGACCATTTCTTTTGTGCGACGGGTAGGCTTAATAGCCGCCATGTTGCCGGTTATGCATGTCAGAATGTCTAGGTTGGCTTTGCAGGTTTCTAACCTGTGCCATGCTTTTCTGAATTCTTGGTCTATTTCTGCGAGCCTGCGGTTTGCGCGCAATCTCTGGTTGTCTAACATTCTTTGGTTTTCTCCTCAGTGCTTAGAAGGGTGGTTGTGCTACTTGCGGCCAGGCGGCTTGTAGCGCGGGCTGTTGTAGTTGTTGCGGCGGCTGTTGCGCTGGTGGTTGCGCCTGTTGTTGGGGTTGCTGGCTGTACCCTTGCGCCGGGGCTGGCTGTTGCGGCGGCTGTCCTGGTGTCCCGCCTTGTTGTTGCTGTTTGGGGGGCATTACACCGAGTAGGCGGGTGTTGAATAAGGTGGTTTTCTGTTTGGTTTGCCCGTCTCTTGCCTGGTAGGTTTCATGCGCTAGCACGCCGGTTACGGTCACCTTCCAGCCTTTGCCTACGCCAGCGTCTAATAGGGCTTCGGCCTCATAACCCCAGATTGGGGCTTCCACCCAGATAGGCAAGCCGAAATCCGCGTATTGTCCGGTTTGGGGGTCTTTGCGTTGTGGGGTTGCGCAAATGCTGAGGTTTACAACAGCTTTGCCTGAGCCGGTAAAGCGTTGCTCTAGGTTTTGTCCGAGGTTGCCGGTTACGGTTGCGTTTATCATTTAGTATTCTCCTTTGCGTATTGCTTTTTTGGTTGCACTCATGCCTTCTGCCATTTGGTTTAGGACGTATAGGCGAACGTCTTTGCTTAGCTGCTCATTAGCGTTTGTGCGCTGTATCATGTCTGCTTTGGGGTTGTCTGGGTGGTTTTCGTATGCTTTTTTGACCTGGCTGGGAGCGACCGTTAGCAGGCAGTAGCCGACTACCATTTCTTCGTTTTCGTCTATGTCGCTAAGGTCTTTTGCGAGATCTATGTACGAGGGGGTGGGCTTTGGCGGTTGGGGGTCTTTGATTTTTTCTATGCGTGCGAATAGCCCCTCACATTTGCTTGCTATTAGGTTCAGGTAGTCTAGTGCGGTTTCAGCGTCTAAGGTTTGGCAGGCGATTTTATTTCTTTCTTCCTTAGTGCCAGGCGTTTCATTTTCTACTGCGAGGTAGTTATTTATTTCGCCTATTTGGGTAGCGAGGTTTGCTACGGCGGTTTGCAAATTAGTTGCGAGTTGTTTTTCTTTCATAGCGTTTTCCCAAATGTGTTGATTTTGTGGTTTAGGTATTGCTGCCTGCTTGGTGGCAGCGTGTTAGCGGGCTGCACAATGCCCGCTTCGTAGTTGGCAGCGTTTACGGCCTCTATGGGGTCTATTCCGGCCTTAATTGTGCTTTGGTATGTCCTTACCCATTGGCGGGTCTGTTCGGCGCTCAGATTGGCGGGTAGACCCCTTATTGGGGCATCCACGGTTTTATTGTTCCGGCGTTTACGGTTTTCTATCCCTACCCGCTCGATTAGGTCGGGTAGTTTGATAAACGGCGGATTCGCTTTTATCAGGGCGCTTGTACCGGCGGTTACGTCGCTATCGGAGGCGGTTGGCACGGCGGTTAGTATTTCCCTACTCGCTAGCCTCACGTCTACGCCTTGGAGCATTGCCCCGCAAGCGGCGAGTCTTGCTAGTGCGGTTGCTACCGCACGGCCTGTTAACTGGCTTGCTGCTGTCTGGCTCATGGCGGTTACCATCCGATCGCTTTAGGGTCGGCGTGGGTTTCAGCGTCTAGTTGCTGCCCTTGCTGCCAGAATGCTTGCATTTGCTCTACCCTGCTGCCAGTGGTTGCGCGGTCTCGCATTTGCATTTTGAGGCGGTCATATTGCTTACGCAGTGTTGGCAAGCTGAGAATGTTTGAGCGCCAAAATGTTGATGCCTGGCACCAGGCGATGACTTCGAGTATTTCCGGGACTGGATGACCGTCCAGGTCGATTAGCCTCCTGGCTTCGTCTTTCCACCGCTTAGAGATGGTTGGACGCTTAGCACCATTAGCTTCGATACGAGTAGCTAGAGCGTTGCAGACTTTATCAACGTCAGCGCGTTCATTCTTCGAAGGGTCTGCATCTCCGCCAGGAGTGCAGACGTTAATATTATTAATTTTATTAATATGATTTTCTTTATGTGCAGCTCCTGCACATCTAATCTGCTCGATTTGCACATCTAAATGGTTTTGATGTGCAGCTCCTGCACCTCTGATGTGCAGCTCCTGCACATCTAATCCTGGGCCTAAAGTCCCATTGATGCAGTCTTTCAGATCAACCCGAATCGTGTAAGCTGACGACTTTTTACGACCCGCCTCGCTCTGCTGCCGCCAAGTAATAAAACCCTTAGCAGCGAGCCCACGCAGGGCCTTATCAGCCGTCCTAACTGAGACTCTAGCGTTAGCGGCTATAGTCTCCCTAGAAGGACTGCAAAACGGCTTATTCCCGGCGTAAGAGCGCAGCACCAGGAAAACAACAAGCTCATGCTCAGTAAGGCCCTCACATTGCCGTATGATCCAGTTTTCTACGCTTGCGTAACCCCGCGTAGTCTTATCGCCCATTTTCTGCTAACACCACCTTGAACGGGACCAGCCCAGAGCGGTTCAACTCGGAAACGGCCCGCGCGATATCCTCAGCTGGCAAGTGAGTCAAAAACACCAGATCTTCAAGCGAGCATTCCCCGTTATAAACATCCGGCGTGGAAGTAGATAAATAAGCAACGAGTAAAACCAATAGCGCATCAGGAGAAAGCGTTTGATCCACCAGGTAATAAAGCGGCAGCATCGCAGAACCGCTAACACACCCAACTTCAGGATCGTTAAATTTGTCTTGCATGGCCTCAACCCAGGCCATACACTCTTTGCCTTCAATATTTCCGACTCGCACTATTTCGCCCCTTTCAAATGATTTTGCAGGGTTGTAGCTAACATTTGTGCTTGCCCGGCGTTTAATTGCTCAGGTTTTGTTATTTGCTTTCCTCCTGCCCATTGACAGAATTGGGCGCGCTTTTCCTCACTAAAACCGCATTGGGTGAAAAGCGTTTCAATATCCGCTGCTGTGACCGTGCCAGGGGTCGGCTGCTGGCCTTGCGCCGGGGATGGTTGCGCCTGGTTTTGGTAGGTGAAACTATCCGGGTCTGCCTCACCAGTAGGAGCCGTAAAAGTCTGCAAAATGGCCGTACGTAAGGCTACAGACATAAACTTAGAGGTACCCTTATCGCCCCAGTCTTGCGCCTCTGCAGCAACCGTAGTAGCGAGGCTGTCGCCGTCTCCAAAGTGAAAAGTATAGGTGACAATACCCCGCGTAACGGTAGACACTTTCCCATTAGCGACCTTTTCCGCATATTCGATTTTATCAATATTCGAGGTTACGATAATTCCGTATTTACGAAATACTGGACCAATAACATCTAACACACCGTCAATGCCGCGAAACTGATAACGTGAGTGCTGGTTGAACCCGTCCTTTTTGATAATGCTAAAGCTTTTTAGAGCGTCTGTTATTGGCTTTAGAGTTGCCATGTTTCACCCAATTCATTAGAAATATTAGCGGGTATTTCATACGGTTTAATGTCTAATTGTTTTATCCCGCTGCTAAGACCAGGCCATTCGTCAAATAGTCTGCATCGTTGCCAAATGCTTATAGCTTTTTCATTTAGCGCTGCCCCTACTCGTAAGGCTTCCTCGGAGGGCGTGTACACTCCCACCAGGTAGGGTGGGGTCTTTTCCACGGCAATAAACACCATGCGAGCGTTAGTGCTGATATTTGTTGCTGCCAGCCCGGATGCGTACCATGCCGCGCTTTGGTGGTAACCGAGTTGGAAACAGGAACGCCTAAACCCCGCCGGGGTTGCATCCGAGGTGGTTTTTAGATCCACTATCGGCAAAAACCCGAGGGCCTCGTCTTCCTCGCATGGGAGCCAGTCAGGGCGGCAACGCAGCATCGCCCCGTTAGCGTGCTTCCAATAGATAGACTGCTCTGCTTTTCCCTTAGCTTGCAGGAGCCTAGCTGCCAGCGGATTTGCTAGCACTGCCTCTTTCATTGCTTGCAGGCGCTCCCAACCTTCAGCGGTAACCAAAGGCGTGTCACCGAGGTCTTTAATCCGGTCTTGTGCCGCCTTGGATGTGAGCGTTTTGGTTTTGGTGAATACTTCAGGCTTTACGCCTTCCAGGATGTAAGCGTGCGCGGCGGTACCAAACATGAGCGCCTCAGAGGGAACCGGCGGGATAACTTGCTTGGCTTTGAACTTGGCAGGCCCGCCGGGCATCGCCAAAAGTTTCGCCCCCGAAGACGACAGACTATTAGGGTCTGCATGGTATTCACTATTAGGAATATTCGAGTAAATACCCGGATCGGGTGGCAGCTTTAGTTTTTCGCTCATGCTGCCACCTCCTGCTTTGGCAAGTGCGTAAGCTGCAAGCGGGCAACGGTGGGAGCCGCCGCAATATTAGCGAGCTCCTGCGAGGTGTACACGGTCTTTTCCAGGTACCCGGCATGGCTGAAACATTTCCAACTACCCGTCGGCATTTTCACGAAAGCGTAAGGGCGCGAACCCAACCCGCCTAAGCGAGTAGCAACATAACCGCCTTCAACACTGGAACGGCGAAATAATTTGACTTGCGCGCCTGCTGGCAATTCCTGCAGGTCACGGCAACCGGCGAGGGCTTCACCCTCTTTAAAAATAGGTTTCATCAGTAAGTTCTTTTCATCTGGTGGGCAGTAAAGTAATGGAGAGAAAAAAGCGGCGACTATCAGCCCCGCCGAAACAGCGGGGGCTGCATACCACAGCGCATAACCCAAATAAGCTGTGATAACGCCAAAAGCTACCGGCATAAGCGCATGAAATACTCGCCTAGCGCTCATGCTGCACCGCCTCGGTAGCTGGCACTAGCAGACGCTTAACATCATCGGTTTTTATGCGAAACTGGCCCCGCTTAGAGGTACCCAGCCTCTCAGCTTTTAGAACCCCGCAGGTAATGTATGCGCGTACCGTATGGGGAGAAACACCTAGATATTCTGCTACCTGCCGGGTTGTAAGGTATTTTGGCAAGCTCATTTGACCGCTCCATTGCTGACTTTAACCACAGCGTCTAGTAGCGCTTTGGTTGCGCGGTCTGGTACTTTGCCTTCCACCTCGGAAATAGCTTTGAACATGACTGCCAGGTGCGCGCATGTGATCGGCTCTACAGGAGCAGGAGCGGGCGGCGTTGGAGCCTTGGCAGGTTCAGCGGCTTGCGTTTCCGGCTTTGCTGCTTGCTTAGGCTCCTGCTGGTAGCCCCTGGCACCATCCGAGGGCATTTCTTTTTCTTTTACACTCGGAGTAGCCAAATCAACGATCGCATTACGTACAGCTTTTTCAAGCTGGCGCGCTGCCTCAAAATTGGCCCCATAAGTTGTCGCAAGCTGCAAAAACTTGTGCAGCCCATCGGCATACACTAACCAATGCCCAACCCTGCCTGGTGAAGTCTTAGCTATCATTTTCGGGTCTAACTGCCTACAGATTTTCCCCGATACTTGCGTATCAAGTCCGAGGGCAACAACAAGGTCGACTGCCTTAGCCACCCAACGGCCCCGCCAATTCGTTAGCTTGATTAATTTGTTGTGGCAGATAAGCGAGGTCCACGGGATAACCTGCTTTTTGGATGCCCGATACTGCAGGAGCCCGGTTTTTTCATCTAGCGCGGTTTGCGTGATAGCCTGTCTGACAGGGGAGTAAGGTTTAGTCATTTTACTTTCCTTTCATGTTGTTGCTCCCTGGTGGCGTCGCTGCCAGGGGGCTTTTAACATGCTCAAATTGGTTGTTTTGGTTTGTTAGTTCTTGCCAGTCAGCTGTGGAAGCCGCGAACCCGCGGGGATGGTTAGCCCGAAAATCCTTGCGAGCCTGTACAGGCCCTTAGCAGTAATCCGAGGGGTCGTAGTAACGAACCGTTCCCCGGTGGCCGGATCCTCCCAGGTGGAAGCGATAACCGCCATATGCCCCGCGTCGATTACCTTTTGGTAGACGCTCCAGCTTTTACGACCGGCTGGCTTGTACACCCATCCGAGGGCATCCAGGGTTTTAAACAGCCGGTTTTGCCCTGTCTCAAGGCCTGCCCTGCAGAGCATTTGCGCGGCCTGTTTAACGCTTAGGTCTTTGCCGGTTGCGAGGAAATGGTCAAAGCTTTTGGCTTTGGGTTCTAGCCGCGCGTTTTCTGCTTCTAATGCTTTGAGGGTTTTATCTGCCTCTATGAGGGCTTTGGCCATGAGTTCCGGTCCGCTTAGCTGATTAGCAGGAATGCCGTACGAGCCGGTCTTACGGATCGTGGGTAGTACTTCGTCGAATACTTTTGCTTCGAAGGCTTGCGCGCTTGGTAGCTTCGATGACGCGGTTAGCCGGTACAAATCGCCCTCGGTAATAAAGCGGACTTGCTGCACACCGCCCGCCGTCTGAAGGGGGTACCGTTTCGTTACCCCCTTGCAGTGATCCGCGAGCGCCTTATTTGTGTTGGTGTATCCAAGGGCTGTTGCTACGTCCTTACCACAGAAAAAGACTTTGCCGCCTTCCTCTAATATGCGGACTTTGGTACCCTCAAAGCTGAAGGGGATAATTTTATTCATTACATTTCCTTCTTCCTGATCGCCTAGCTGCCTCATCAGTTAGGCGATCTTTTTTCCTGTTGAGGTTTCATCTGGAATGATCGCTAGGCATTCGCCGGGGGTGTATCCCCACGTATCGAAAATGTTTGCGATGGTTACTCCGTTAGGCGCGCTTTCTTGCTCTCTAAGCGCTATGTAGGTTGGGCGCGAAACTCCGAGTACCCGCGCCATTGCATCATCTGATTTGATGCCCTGGATCTTTTTCGCCCTCTCTAAAAAGCCCGAGCGGAAAACTAGTCTGCTCATTTCTCACCTCTGTTGTATTTCGCAGGTTTTGAACTGGTAATTACAACGTACACATCTTTTGCGCCCGTGTCAAACGGTTTGCAGTTTACGTGTTGCATAGCGCAACATTTGGCTATATAGTGGGGTTATGGATATAAAACAGTGGTTAACCGAGATAGCCGGAGGCGTCGGCTACTCGGTAATGGCGCGCGAATCTGGCCTAAACAGTGGCACCCTAAAAAGGCAGTGGGACGCGGGGAAAATTCCCCCCGCGTCAATAGTCGCTATAGCTAGACGGTATGGAGCAGCCCCGATACGAGGGCTTGTCATAGCCGGGTTAATTAGCGAGGCGGAAGCGGGGCGGGCGGGGTATGAAACGACCCGTGAGGCCCTAGCGCGCGCTACAGACGAAGAACTATTAACCGAGCTTTTGGACCGCGTGCGAAAGGATGGAGGCCTAGCCCATAGCAGCCTAACGGCCCCGCTGGATAGCTCGCACCCAGCTAGTAATGTGATTGGCCTTTCAGACCTAGAGGCTGAAAAATATTTGGACGTCGACAATGCCGCCGCCCTCGACGAAATCCCCGAAACCCTACAGGGCGAACAATATAACTTAGACGAACAATAGAGGGTGTAAAGATAACTTTTATCTTCACCTACCACCAGAGGTAGAGCAAAGATAAAAATTATCTTCACCTACCCAGCGGGCCGCCGCGCCGGTAAGCGCATCATCTGTCAGACCCCCGCTTTACCCTTGAAAGCTGAGAGCAGGATAAGGCGGGGCAAATTGTATGAACAGCTAATTGCATACTGTGAAAGCCAGGGTGTAGTAGTGCGTGAAACGCCCCGCTTGCGCTACGTGGGAATATGGGATGCAGAACACCGCATCATCTGGCTTAATTCTCACCTGACGGGCCGCGAGCGCGTCCCAGTGCTCTTGCACGAGGTGCTGCACATGCAGGCCGGGCATATAGGCCCCCAGCCTGCAGCAGTGGAACGCAGGATACGGCGCGACGTAGCGCGCATACTAATTAGCCGTAATGCGTATGCGAGGGCAGAAAAACTAGCAGACGGCGATCTATTCGGTATCGCCGAAGAACTAGACGCGCCCGCATGGCTAATACGCGATTATCAGCAAATCCTAGAATGCACCCCGCAGGGGGTGTCTGATCTGTCATAGCCCGGTGATATGATCGGCTTCAGCTGCTCAAATGAGAGCGCGTTAATAAAACCCCAGCAACTCTAGTAATGGAGAAAACCAATGAGTACAACCCCACCACAAGCGGTAACCGCCAAGCCGAAAAAGCCGTTCTACAAGCGCGCTTGGTTTATCGTTCTAGCGGTAATTGTTCTTGTGATCGTAGTGGCCACAGCTACTAAGGGCGGCGGCGATAAGAAAACTGAGAACGCCGCCAAGCCCGAGCCCGCCGCAGCAGCAAGCGAAACAGCTAGCGCCGCCAAGGACGAAGGCAAGGATAAGACAGGCAAGATTGGCCAGCCGCTCACAGTCGGTAAGACTGAATTCACGGTGAATGCTGTCAATGTTAGCAAGGATGCAGGCGAAAACGAGTACATGAAAGAAACTGCGAATGGGCAGTTCATTATCTTGGACGTTACTGTTAAAAATAATGAAAATGAGTCACTCTCGGTTGCCGATGACTTTTTTAAGCTCAAGCTCGGTGATAAGGAATATTCGGCAAGTACTAACGCCTCCGTTGCGCTAGCTGCTGATAAAAGCGAGTTCTTGTACAAGCAAATCAACCCCGGCAATTCTGCTACCGGCAAGATAGCTTTTGACGTGCCCGATGACGTGGCAGCGGATCTTGGCAAGCTTTCCGTGCAGGTACAAACGGGGCTGTTTGGCACTGAAAAGGGATTGATCTCGCTAGCCCAGTAGGTGCGTTTTCGAGCAGGGGTCTAGTCGGCAATATGCCGGTTAGGCCCCTTCCTCTTTTTCGCTAGGGGCATGGTTAGGGCACGCCGCTAGTTTTGCCTATAATGGTGCGGATTATTTTTATTCCCCCATCCTCCGCTAGAGCCCCGGTATTCATTGAAATACCGGGGTTTTTCGTTGCCCTAATGCGGGAAATACGGGTTATGGTCACCCGGGAAAATCCCAGGCGGGTAAAAATAGAATTATGTGGTGTGGGCTTAGGCCTTTTTCTTGATTTCTTTCATAAGATCAATTGTCTGCCGCATTATGTCGTCGAAGCCGTCAGCCTCTGGATCATCTAGGGCAGGAACGAGCTTATCGAGCTTCGCTAACAAAGCGTCACTGTAGGTAAAACCGACCTCTTTAGCCTTCCACATTCCCGCATCCCACGCAGGCTTGTATGGGCCGTCGGCGACCAGAATGTCCCCGTATGTACCTTCCCATTCCTCATCAGTAAACTGGGTGCGGACCTCATCGCAGGCCTGCCAGAAAGCATCTTCGTAATCAGTCAT